GATATTAGCAACTCAAACATCAGATGACGTATTAAAATATTTAAAAGTATTACAAGGAGCTAGACCAGAACAAGCTAAAAAAATAAAATTACCGGATCAAGAAACAATAAATGATATTGTAGATAATATAGCAGCTGGAAAAAAAGGTGGTTTTCGTTTTCAAGAAGGAACATTAAGGCAATATAAATTTGATATCAGAGATACTTTACTAGGATTAGAATCAGGAACTTCTAGCCAATTAAGACAAAAAGTTATTTTTGGAGGAAAAAGAGTAATAGATGAATCAGTGGGACTATCTGCTACTTATGAACGTGCTCCTGGTTATACAGAAGCATCTCAATTTTTATCTCCTGAAACAAATAGAATAAAAGGACAAGTTATTGATAGACCTTTTAAAAGAGCTTTAGATAAAGCCTTAGATGGAGATTTGTCGGAAGTAAAAGAGTATAATAAAATTGCTAAACAGTTTAAAAAAGAATATCCAGATGTAGATGTTCCATTTATAGAAATTGGTAAAAATCCAAAAGATGTTGTAAAATATTTTAATTCTTTTAGTAAAGAAGCTCAAAAAGATATTTTAAATATTTATAATAAATCTAATATTTCTATTAGAACAAATTCTAAACCTTTATCTGTATTAGTTGACGAATATCAAAAAGCAGAAAAACTAGAAGGAAAAGCAAAAATAACGGCACTTACCGCATTAGGTTTAACGTCAGCAGGAATTGCAAATGCAGAAGAGGTTTCAAATTTAACTCCAATAGAAGCAAGTGTTTTACCAAGTTTATCAGAAGTAAAAAATGTAATTCAAGAAAATCCAATTACATCAGGAGCAGCAGCTGTAACATCTCCTCTTCTTACAGAAAAAGGAAGAAACATTTATAAAAAAGTAGGAACAGGTGCACTTGATTTTGTATCTAAAGCTGCAATTCCTCTTGTTGTTGGACTTGAAGGTTATCGTATGGGAGAAGATTTTAAAAAAGGAGTTCCTTTTTCAGAAAGTTTATCTGGAGTAATGCTTATGGATGAACCAATCAGAAAACAAAAAATTTTAAATCGTATGGGGGATGATGCACGTTTATTAGTTAAACAAACTAAAGGAATTATGCCAGAAGATGGATTAGATAAATTAAGTATGGAAGAAATTGATAAATTTTATACAGGCTTAAGTTTAAAACCTGATTTAAATTTAATTCAAAAATATAAAGATGTTAGTGCTGCTCAAGAAGCAGAGAGAGCTGTTGTAGCACAACAAAGAGAAGCACAGTTTCAAAAAATTAGAGAAAATTTTCCTGAACAAAAAGAAATTCCTGATGTGTATGCAAAAGGAGGCATGGTAGAATCAAAAGATGATTTATATATTCCACCTTTATTTAAAAAAGATCCATCTATTAGAGAAGGTGTTTTAAATTTAGCATTTGGAGGAAGAGTTAATTTTGCAGGAGGAGGAATTAAACTTGCAAGATTGATTTCTGATGTATTACTTGATTTAAAAAATAGTATAAGTATGGTTGGTAACACTGCTAGATTTGAAGGAATTCAAAAAGCAAAATTAGAAGCATTAACACCTTATAAAAATGTACCAAATCAAAGTAAGCATACAACTATTTTAGAATCAATTGATAAGGCAAGACAAAATTTACCAAAAGAATATCATAGTATATTAGATGATATTAAAAAAGATGTAGACAATTTTGATTATGCAACCGCTGACAATAGAATAATGGCTTTAGATAAAACAGTGGCTCCAGAATTAAGATTTGAAAGTTTATCTAAAGACTTATTTCCAATGGAAGATCCTTTAAATAAATCTTTTATTATTATGGATCCAAATAGAGATTACATGACATCAAGATATATACACAGAATTGGTATGGATCCTGAAACAGGTAGAGGAATTAGACAAACATTTGATACTTTTGATTCTGAATCTAGAAAATTTTTAGATGAAAAAGATTGGAAGTTAATAGGTGTTGAAAGTCTTGAAAAAGGCAAAGAAGGTTTAAATTAATGATTAAAAAACTTACAACAACAATACCACCCTTACGAGGCCCTAACCCACAAGGCTTGAATATACGTTATAATACTGTTACAACCATTAGACCGGAGAAAAAATTAAATGGCAGAAATCGACAAGTCGCTACCAAACGTAGCTGATCAATTAACACCTGGAGAATTAGAGATAGAACAGATTGCACAGTCTGTTGAACAAACTCCTGCGGGTCCAACTGAAGTTACAGAAAACGAAGATGGTAGTGTTGATATAAATTTTGATCCAACTAAAAATTTATCAGCAGGTGTTGAGTTTGGATCAAATCTTGCTGAAGTAATTGATGAAGATATTCTTAATAGACTTGGTTCAGATTTGTATCAAGACATTCAATCTTATAAAGATTCAAGAGCAGATTGGGAAAAAGCTTACACACAAGGTTTAGATTTATTAGGATTTAAGCACGAGCAAAGAACAGAACCTTTTCAAGGAGCATCAAGTGCAACGCATCCTGTTCTTGCAGAAGCAGTAACACAATTTCAAGCATTAGCTTATAAAGAATTACTTCCCGCGGGCGGGCCCGTGCGAACGCAAGTAATTGGATTAGATACACCAGAAATTCAAGCTCAATCAGATCGAGTTGCTGAATTTATGAATTATCAAATTACAGATGTCATGAAAGAGTATGAACCAGAGTTTGATCAGATGCTATTTTATTTACCACTTTCTGGCTCTACATTTAAAAAAATTTATTATGATGAATTATTAGGAAGAGCTGTTTCTAAATTTATTCAAGCTCAAGATATTATTGTGCCTTATTCAGCAGCATCTTTAGAGGATGCAGATGCAGTAGTTCATGTTATTAGAATGTCTGAAAACGAATTAAGAAAACAACAGGTTTCAGGTTTTTATAGAGACATAGAATTAATAGTATCTGATGAATTAACACAAGACGATAGTATTCGATCTAAAGAAAAACAATTAGAGGGTGTGACCATGAGTGGTCAGACTGAAGGTATTTTTACATTATTAGAATGTCATGTTAATTTAGATTTAGAAGGATTTGAAGATTTAAATCCTAAAGATGGTGAGCCTACAGGAATTAAACTTCCATACATTGTAACGATTGAAGAAGCATCTAGAGAAGTTTTATCTATTAGACGTAATTATAATCAAGCAGATCCATTAAAAAGAAAAATCAATTATTTTGTACATTTTAAATTTTTACCGGGATTTGGTTTCTATGGTAATGGTTTAATTCAGATGATTGGTGGTTTATCTAGGACTGCAACTCAAGCATTAAGACAATTATTAGATGCAGGAACATTATCTAATTTACCAGCAGGATTTAAACAAAGAGGAATTAGAATTAGAGATGATGCACAATCTATTCAACCGGGAGAATTTAGAGATGTAGATGCACCTGGTGGAAATTTAAGAGATGCATTTATGACTTTACCTTATAAAGAACCTTCACAAACTTTATTGGCATTAATGGGAGTTGTTGTTCAAGCAGGCCAACGATTTGCATCTATTGCTGATATGCAAGTAGGAGATGGAAATCAACAAGCAGCAGTGGGCACAACCGTGGCTCTGTTGGAAAGAGGTTCACGTGTAATGTCTGCAGTTCACAAAAGAATATATGCATCTATGAAAGAAGAATTTAAATTACTTGCAAATGTATTTAAATTATATTTACCACCAGAATATCCTTACGATGTTGTAGGAGGACAAAGACAAATTAAACAAGCGGACTTTGATGATAAAGTAGATATCATTCCAGTTGCTGATCCAAATATATTTTCACAAACACAAAGAATTAGTTTAGCGCAAACTGAATTACAACTTGCAATGTCTAATCCACAAATACATGACATGTATCAAGTTTATAGAACTATGTATGCTGCATTAGGAATAAAAGACATTGATAGAATTTTACTACGACCAGAACAACCCACACCAAAGGATCCTGCACTAGAGCACATTGCTGCTCTAGCAGGACAACCCTTCCAAGCGTTTCCAGGCCAAGACCATAGAGCTCACATTACTTCTCATTTAAATTTTATGGCAACGAACATGGCAAGAAATGCACCTGTTATTATGGCATCATTAGAGAAAAATATTTTTGAACACATTTCTTTGATGGCTCAAGAACAAGTTGAAATAGAATTCAGACAAGAGATGGGTCAATTACAACAAATGCAACAAAATCCACAAGCAATGCAAAATCCACAAATGCAAATTCAAGTTAGAATGCTAACAGAAAAAATTGAATCTAGAAAAGCAGTGTTGATTGCTGAGATGATGGAAGAATTTATGAACGAAGAGAAGAAAATTACATCACAATTCGATAATGATCCTATTGCTAAACTTAAATCTAGAGAATTAGATCTTCAAGCACAAGAAAATGACAGAAAACGACAAGAGAGTAACGAAAGAGTTAACCTTGATAAGATGAAAGCAATGATGAATCAATCAACAGACAGTCAAAAACTAAGACAAAATGAAGAATTAGCTAAATTAAGAGCCAATACTTCATTAGAAAAGACAGTTTTAGCTGCAAAGCTTAAAAATAGATTTTCAAATCAATAAAATAGGAGTATAAAATGGCTATGAAAAAGAAAAACACAAAAATTGGTCAATCAAAAGAAGTAGATCATTCTAAATTTACCGATAAAGA